TCAGACGTTGAAAGTATCTATGAACTAGCTATAGAATATAAAAATGTTGATTTGTCAGATGCTGATTATCCAGATATAGATAGAAATAAATTAATTAATTTTATCAATACAATGTTAAAAAAAGGTAAAATTATGTTAATGAAGGATTTAGAGAAAGATAAATTAATTGCTTGTTGTATGTTTAACAAATCTGAATATTTTTTTAGTAAAACAGAAATAATGCAAATACAAATAGTTTATGTAAAAAAAGATTATAGAAATTTTAATTTAGTAAAAACCTTAATTGATAGTGTAAAAAAACAAGCTGATGGTTTGCCTTTAGTTTTATCAATAACTTCTGGTTTAGGTATTGACCCAGTTTTTCAAAAATTAGGTTTTAAAAATATGGGTTCTAATTGGAGATTTATATAAATGGGTGGCTGGAATCCTATTGATGATATTGTAGACATAATTGACGATATTGTTGATGGTATTGTTGACATAGTTGATGATGTTATTTCATGGATAGTTCCAACGCCAGATATTCCAGATTTTGGCACACTTAGACCAGATCAAAATGCAAAAGGAATATTAGTAAATAAAATAAGTGCAAATGGTGCTATACCAATTATTTATGGAAAAAGAAAAGTTGGTGGCAATATTGTTTATTTAGAAACTAGGCATTCAAGTCAAAGCACAGCAGATAATAAATTTTTAATGATGGCACTAGTTTTAAGTGAAGGCGAAATTTCAAGCATTGATGGTATTTATATAAACGACAAATTAGTAATTTTTGATGGCACTGTTAGTGATAATGTAATACGGAATGTAAGTAGTTCAGATCAAAACTTTTTTGACACAGAAGAAAATCAAGGTTTGATAAGAGTTGAAGCACATTTTGGAACTGATTCACAAGGTTCATCTAATCTTTTAGGACAATCAAATACAAGTTGGACAACAGACCATAAACTTTCTGGATTAGCATATTTAGCTTTGGAATTTAGATGGAACGCTGATGCTTTTGGTTCATTGCCAACTGTTCAAGCATTGGTTAAAGGTCGTAAGGTATATGACCCAAGATTAGATAGTACTGTAACTGGTGGGAGTGGAAGCCATAGAGCAGACAACAGTTCAACTTGGGCATTTTCAGATAACCCAGTTTTACAAATGCTTGATTATTTGAGAAACGATAGGTTTGGTATGGGAATAACAAATAGTTATTTTGATTCAAATTTTGCAGATTGGCAAACAGCATCAAATGTATGTGATACACAAATAACCCCAGTTAATGCAAATAATCTACCTATTACATTTCATGGGTTTGGGTTTGGTTATGGTGGAGAAACAACTTCAAACACTATTGATTTAATGAATAGTAATACAGTTATAGATACTGCAAAAAATGCAATAGATAATGTAAAAGAATTTGTAAGGGGTTCACGATCATATTTAAATTTCTCTGGTGGTAAATATAATATTTTAGTTGAAAGCACTGGCACAGCTTCAATTACACTTACAGAAGATAATATTCTTGGTGGAATAAATGTCATATCAAAAAATAAAAATTCAAGATTTAATAGAGTAATAGTAAATTTCATAAACCCAGATAAAAATTATCAATCAGATTCAGCACAGTTTCCACCAGTAAATGAAGATTTGTTAACAGATACAGCAGATAAACATTCTTCATTACTAGCTGAAGATGGTGGAATATTATTGGAAGGTCGATTTGACTTTTCAATGTTGACTAATAAATTTCAAGCACAAGAAATGGCAGAAATAATTTTAAGACGTTCAAGATCAAGTTTAAAT